ATTGTACAATTAGGTAACATCGTTTTAGAACAAGGGGAATACGATGAAGAGGGCGAAGAAGTTACTGCTCCTGTATTATCTGACAAATGGCATTTAGACGTTGCTTGGAGTGATTCAGAAATCACAACAGTAGAAGAAGAAGCGGTTTTAGATGAAGAGGGTATGATTGTATCTCCAGAGGTTGTATCAGTAGACCATCCTTACGGTTGGAAATCTTACGCAGTTGAAATAGAGGGCGATGGAGTACATTCTTTCTTTGGGTTAAGCTATGATTCACTAAAGTTGTAAAAAGTGGATATGCAAGACCTAAAATTAGCGTTTATCAATTCCCTTACTTTAACAGTAAGTTTCTCTAATGCAGAGCAATGGCTAAAATTAACGCTTTTAGTAGTGTCTATTGCATATACAGTTCTAAAGATTTTTAACTTAAAGAAAAAGAGTGAGTAGGAAAATTGATAAAATAATTATTCATTGTACTGCAACACCAGAAAACAGAGAGGTAAGTGTTCAAGATTTAAAAGATTGGCACGTAAAAGATAATGGGTGGTCTGATATTGGTTATCATTTTTTTATTGATTTGTATGGAGTAGTTCATAAATGCAGACCAATAGAAAGGATTGGAGCGCATACAAAAGGTTATAATAAAAATTCTATTGGTGTTGCTTATGCTGGTGGAATGGATAAAGAAATGAAATTTTCAAAAGATACAAGAACAGATAATCAAAAAGAATCTTTAGTTAATTTATTGTGTGATTTAAAAGATAGTTATAATGCAAAAATTTATGGTCATAGAGATTTTTCCAAAAAAGATTGCCCAAGTTTTGATGCTAAAAAAGAGTATGAAAACATAAGTTTTAGATATTAGTATAAAAATTTGTTTTTTGTAAATGATTAAGTTTACAAAACGCAAGTAATGTAAACCCTTATGTTTACAATGAGAGTAATAAGTATAGAAAAATTAATTCTCTTTACAAAAGGGATTTAATATGATAAGAAATAGAGATTATATTCACTAATAGCTATAACCAAAAGTAAATTTATAGGAATATACAAACTAATAGTGTGTGTATTTGGAGTATTTTAAACAAGATCAAATTATGGAAATAAACTTAATTTTATTAATGCCTAACGCAATGATGTTAGGATGTCAGTATCACGAACCAGAGAAAGGATTTGAATATTCAGAAGTTAATTTTTTTTTATTTTTTGGTCAAATACAAGTACGATGGGAGTAATTACTCTCGTTAATTGAACAAGGGTAAATAACAAAACTTATACAGATGAAAAAGATACTAAATTGGTTTACAGGGGGGGTTATTAAAGAAATAGGAAATGCGATTGACAAACTATTTACCACAGAAGAAGAACGCTTAAAAGCCAAGAATGAAATATTCAAGGTACTACAAGAACAACAATTAGAATTACAAAAACTACAAACAGAAATTATTGTTACAGAAGCGAATGGTAATTGGTTACAGAGAAGTTGGCGACCAATACTTATGTTAGCGTTTGGTTTTATAGTTATCTATGTTAAATTCATTGCACCTTTATTTAGTTTACCTATTCCTCCTTTAGAGAATGAGTTTTGGGACTTATTACAGTTAGGTATTGGAGGGTATGTACTTGGTAGAAGTGCTGAAAAGATTGCAAACAATATTACTATTAAAAAATAAATTTATCTAGTTTTTCTATTATATATATATGAGCGAAAAACAAAATAAAACACACAGACCAAGATTAAGAGGAAATGTTTTTAAAGCCTACGAGAAATCTATAAAAACAGAAGATAGAGTTTTAGTTATTGGAGACTTACATGAACCATTTTGTTTGGATGGTTATTTATCTTTTTGTAAAAAAGTATATGCTGAAAATAACTGTAATAAAGTTGTTTTTATTGGGGATGTAATTGACAACCATTATTCAAGTTACCATGAATCTGATGCGGATGGATTTGGTGGAAAAACAGAACTAGAATTTGCAGTTAATAAATTAAAAAGATGGTATAAGGCTTTCCCTAATGCTTTTGTTACTTTAGGAAACCATGACAGAATTATAATCCGTAAAGCACAATCATCTAATATTCCTAGTAAATGGATTAAGGAATTTTCTGAAGTGTTAGAAACTCCAAAATGGAAATTTGTTACAGAAGTTTTTATAGATGGTGTTCGCTACGTTCACGGAGATAAAAGCGGTAAGGCAAGAATGGCTGCTAAAAGAGATATGGTTTCTACGGTATCTGGTCATTATCATACGGATTTTTATTGTGAATGGATGTTTGGTAAAACCAGAGCTATCTTTGGAATGGCAGTAGGTTGTGGAATAGATAGTAAATCTTATGCAATGGGTTATATGCAAGGTGGAAAAAAAGAAGCAATTGGTGTTGGTGTTGTAGTTGGAGGACATACAGCGTTCAACGTTAAAATGGCTTTATAAAATAAAATCAATTTTATCAGACCAGTCATCTGGAATATCTGCATCTATTGTATGTATATACTTTTGAAGTGCTGCTCTTGTTTCATGCCCTGTTATTGGTTGCAGTACTTCAATAGCTTCTGAGTAGTTTTTATTTTCAACTGTTCTAAGGTATCTGAATAAATTTGTAATAAAAGAATGTCTAAAAGAATACAATCCATATTCTAAACCAAGATTAAATTTATTTTTAACAACTTTAAAACGTTTAGAAAAAGTATTTCTTCTGGAGTTATCAGATGATTTCCATAAAGCTGGTTCATTCTTTGGAGTAAATAAAAAGTACTCCTTATTATATAGGTGTAAATTTAGTGCTTTAATATCTTCAATAAATATACTTGGTATTCTTTTTATTTTTAACGATTTGTTTTTAGCTTGGAAATATAATAAACCTTCTTCAAGATTTACATCCTTTACTTTTAGCCTATTTACTTCAACTGGTCTAAGAAAATTATAAGCAACAAATTTTATATATAATAAAAGGTACGGATCAGTGTACTTTAACCAATTTACAATTTCTACTAATTCAGATTTTGTAAAAGTTCTATCTGTTTTGGCTTTTGTTTTTTCGTTGGATATATCTTTAATGAAATTTCTGTCAATTAAATTCAGCTTATTTTCCATAACTGAAAACAATGCAGACAAAGAAGATTTATAATTGTTTCTAGTTCTGGCAGATGTTTTTTTAAGTTTTTGATTTAAAAAAGATACAATAGAAGATTTTGTTACCTTATTAATATCTTTTAGTTGATGTTCAGTTCCAATAAAATCTAAAAACTGTTCTTTAGCATAATAGTAATCTTTAGAGGTTACATCTGAAACTGTAAGTTTACAATGTTCATGCGCTAACTTTAAAGCATCCTTTATACTGCAAAACTTTTTATCTCCTTCAAAATCGAAATCAGTTTTGTTTTTTTTATCAAATGGGGAATATCCGTTTTTTAATTTTTTCTTTAACCTTTTTTTTAAAAAATTCAAATATTCTAATCTTGAAGATTTTTTTATATACCTATTTACACCAGCTTTCACATTTGTTTGTCTTTCTAAAATATTTGTTTTAGGATTTCTAAATGACCAACGAATGTACCAGCTTTTTTTTAATGCGTTTTTTTTTTCGGTAGGTGTTAATTCAGACCATTTATCAACATTAACTCCCCCTGTGTAGAATTTTATAACGTATTTTTCTTGCATTTTATACGGTATTTTAAGAGTGTACTTTTTAGTGTACTTTTTAGCCTTTTTATTTTTTTTACCCATTAATAAACGATTTAGAAAGTTAATCTAAATCGTTTATTTACAGGGGGTTAAAAGGGTTTTAAAATAGTAGCGAGGAGCAGAATCGAACTGCCCACCTCAGAGTTATGAATCCAGCCCTAAAAAATCAATATATCTTAAACAGCTAATAATCAATTATTTACATTTTTTAAATCATCTTTTTTTTTCCTTAAACAGTGTACGATTTAGTGTACTTTTTGTTAATATTTTTTTTATTTTAATTTGCAATTAATTTAGAAGTGTTCTATATTGTAGAAAATTAGAGAAAGTATGCAATTGACCACTGTGGAGTTAAAAAAAGAAGTAAAAAAAAATGCTATAATTATAAAAAAAATAAAAGATAAAATAGGTTCAAAAAAATTAAAACTTATTCTTTCAAAATTTGAATAGCTCTTTTTTGGCTTTCAACTTCAAACCATAATCCGTAAACTTCTACTTGTAAAAGTTTTACGTGGTTTTTGATTACTTCTTTAGCTAATTCTTCCAGTATTATTATATCTTCTACTTTAGTAATTATCTCTTTTTCAGAAATTCCTTTTTTGTTTTTAAATTCTTTAATAACAGAGTTTACATGGTTTAAATAGACTTGATCTACTTTACCTCTTGTAAAAGCTGTTCTTAGTGAATTACCTGCAATTGGCAATCCTTCAGCCAAAAAATCCCAAGTCAATCCTAGTTTTTTACGTTCTATTATAATTTTTTTCAACATGGCAAAAAATTTTTTTATTAAAAAAAGTACGTTTTGTTTGTTTGGTCTGTTTGCTTTGTATATATTTGTACTTGTTACTAATATAAATATACGACAATTAAAACAAAATCATGTTAATTTTAACAGTTTTAACTACAATTAATTCATCTAACATCCTAAAAATGTGTTCAATAGAAACAGAACGCATTTATTATGACGATGATCCTCGTTCTTCAATCCCTTTTTACAAACAATTTCAAACAGATTCTTTATTGGTTGATATATCTGGAGCTGTTTCTGTAAAGTGGAATACCAAAACAGATTATGACTTTACAGAATTAGATTCTATTTCTATTGAAGTAAGTGGGGAAGATGGAGAGGTTTTTATAGACGATAATTTATTCTGCGAAATTACAAAAAATCTTGAATTTACAATTATATAATATGATAAATAACACACTTATAAAAAGTCTGTCTAAAACCAGTCTAACACTGGATTCAAAGACAAAAGAAATATTTAATCAGATAATAATTAAATCTTTTTATGAAGCAGCAACTTCAAAAGAGGAAGAAGTAATTGCTGCAATTGCGTTGCAGTTTGACTTAAACTGTTTTGAAGAAATATTAAGCATAATACAAGTTGAAGGATATAAAATGCCATTTGATAATGAATAAACTTGAAACACTAAGAACTGAAATAAACAAAATTTCTAAACATACTAGACAACATAAACTGGTATCTGAAAAATCAAATGTTAGTGTTTCAGCACTTACAAAAATAAAAAAGGGGGATTTATGTGTATTGGATAATGAACCAAACATTAACAAATTAAATATCATTCTAAAGAACTATAAGGAAGTAGGTAAGGAGCAACTGAAAAACCTACAAAACATTCTATAATGTCTGAACTAGAACAAAATATTGTAAACCTATTACCAACGCTTTCTGAGGAAGCGAAAAGGAAAGCACGTTTTGTTTTAGGGGAAGAACCAGTTACACCGAAAAAAAGAAATCAAAAGTTTTCTGAACAAAAAGTCGATTTAATTCTAAGTAAATTTTTTAAATAATGACTAAAATCAGTACAAAAATAAAACTAGCAAGATTCATTATTAATAACAAGCAAGAGTTTTCAAAAATAGAGATACAAAAAGCTCAACAATTTATAGATGTGGAAGCAGTTGCCACAAACTCCAACTGTAATTAAATATATATAGTATGTCAAGATTAAAAAGACCAGTACAAGAAAATGAAAATCCTAATCCTGCAACAAAGTTTTTGCAATGGAAATCAAACGATCAAAATTTTGAGTTCTACAACAAAGAAGCAGGAGAAAAAGTAAAGGTTGAACTACCATTAAAAGTTTTGTTCCTAGAACACTACCATACTGTTAAGGGTTGGAGTGATAGCGCAAACAGTGGTATTTGGAGCAATGAAGTTTATTCTATTGGTAAAGAAGAATTTGAGGTTAAAAGCTCAAACGGTACAATCTGCAAAGGTGTGTACAAAGACAATAGAAGTTTGATTAAAAATGCTGGAGGTGTATATCACAGAAGTATTTATTGCATGACACCAGAAGGCGAAATTGTAAACCTACAACTTAAAGGAGCTGTTATTGGTGGTTTAGATGCTGAGACTTCAGTAGATGGAAAACCTGTAAATGGTTGGAGTGATTTTTATTCTGGAGATAAAAAGAAAAAAATAAAAGGGGTTTCCCATTTATTAGACAATCAATGGATTGAAATCAAACAAGCAAAGCAAGGTAAAAAAGGTGCTGTAAAATACACAATACCATTTTTTGAAGTTGGTAAATCAATTACACCAGTACAGGATAACCTTGCAAACATAGCTTCTGAAAAATTACAGAAATATATGGATTCCTACTTTACAAAAGAATCTGTAACAGAGGTTGAGGAAGTAGAAGTGTTAGCTGAAAGTTTAGAAAGTTTAACCTTTTAACAATGGTTAAGGAGATGTTTTTTGAGGTGCGTGAACAAGAAGTTGCGCACCTTCTACAAGAGGTTGAAGATGGAAATATACCAGCACTATCAACATACGGAAATCTTAAAAGATGCCAAGCATTATACGCTGAAGCAATTAAGCAAATAGAAAATTATGCTTTTGATGAAGCCAATAATTATACAGAAAAAACTTTTAAAGATTCTGGTTTTGTTTTCGAAAAAAGAAACGGTGGTATTAGATTCTCTTTTAAACACATAGAAGAATGGAATCAAGCTGAGAAAACAAAAAAAGAAATAGAAGAAAGATCAAAACAAGCATACTTCGCTATGCAAAGAAGTTTACTGGTAGGTACACAAGATGGAGAAATTGTAGAAGTGCCAAAAGTAACATATACAAAAGATTCACTAATCGTAAGATAAAATAATATGGTAATCACAAGAGAAGCACAAGAACGAATTGTTTACGAATATACAAAAGAACACACAACAAAAGAAGTATTAGGGTTCATTGATGGAATAGAAGCAACAATATCTTTAATGATAAAAATACAAAAGGATCAAAACAATTTTTATAAAAGCCTAAACCATGAGCAGTAAAACACAAAGAATGAAAGAGTTTTTAGACTGGATGAACAATAAAGTAAAAAGTATCCATGTAATGACAAACAAAGAATTTGTGAACATACTTGATAAGATGTAAAACGCAACACTTCAACACTTTTTTGCCAATATTAGATTTGTCAAAAAAAAAAAAAAAATAAAAAAAAAAATTTTTAAAAATTTTTTGTACTAATGCAACATTAAACTGTTGCGAAATCAAAAAAAAATGATAATCACGCTTTTTAAGAACATAAAAGAAACAAACACACCTTACCATCTAAATATTGATGATGTCTTGTTACGTATTAAAAGAGGGGATTCTAAAGAGAAGATTTTAGCAATTAGAAATGAAAAGGAAAAACAGAAAAGACAAGAACTAAAAAAGAACTTACCATCTATTTGTTTTTCTGGAACGTTTAGAGAACGCTCTGCTAAAAAATTAATAAACCATTCTGGCTTAATATGTTTAGACTTTGATGACTTTAAAAATGAGCAGGATTTAATTGATTATAAAGCTAGTTTCTTACAAGATAAATTTGTATATTGTTGTTTTATATCCCCTTCTGGAAATGGTTTAAAAGTGTTGGTTAAAATACCAGCAGAAAAACACAACCATAAAAAATACTTTGATTCTTTAAAGGAGTATTTTGATACCTCACATTTTGATATATCTGGAAGTGATGTAAGTAGGGTTTGTTATGAATCGTATGATCCAGATATTTATGTAAATAAAGATTCAGTAGTATTTAATGAAATATTAGATACTAAGGAATACCTACACCATGATACGGATAACTTTAAAGTACCTCTTAAAGAAAAAGGGGAAATCATAAAAAGACTTGATAAGTGGTTTGATAAGAACTTTGGCAATGTACAAGGCGAAAGGAACTCTAATATTTTTAAGTTAGCTTGTGCTTTCTCTGAATTTGGGATAGATCAATACACTACTGAAACACATTTTTCTAAATTCATTCAAAAGGATTTTACTAAGACAGAAATTCAACGAACTATCCAATCTGGTTATAAAAAAACCAAATCTACATTTGACACCAAATACTTTGAGGATAACGATATTACAGACTATGTTAATAGACAATATTTATCTGGTGTTTCACAAGAGAAAATAGAAAAAGAATTAGAGTCTAGGGGATATGATGCAGAAGATATTGATACTGTTATCACAGAAGCCAAAGAAAATGAATCTATTGATATATTTTGGACTGTTTCATCAAGAGGAAAAGTTACTATTATCTCTAAAAAACTTAAAGACTATTTAAGACAAAAAGGATATTACAAATTCTATCCAGAAGGCTCTGAGTCTTTTGTATTTGTAAAGGTAGAATCTAACTTAATAGATTTTACAACAGAGGACAAAATCAAAAGCACATTATTAAAGGAACTTGAAGAAAATAAACAATATGAAGTTTATGAATTTCTAGCGGTAAACACACGATATTTTAAAGAGGACTATTTAAACATTTTAGATTCCATCTCCGTATCTATGAAGCAAGACACTAGAGAAGCAGCGTATTGTTATTACAGGAATTGTATTGTAGAAGTTACAAAGAAAGGTTTGAAAACTATAAAATACATAAATTTAGATGGGTATGTTTGGAAAGATAGCGTAATAGATAGAGACTTCTCTATCTCAAATAACCACACAAACGATTATCAAACTTTTATTCGTAGAATCTCTGGAGACAATGATAATAATGTACTAAGTTTTGAAACTACTATTGGTTACTTAATGCATGGTTTTAAGAACAAAGGTTATTCTCCTGCTGTTATTTTAAACGATGAAGTAATATCAGAGAACCCAGAAGGAGGAACAGGGAAAGGAATCATTGTAGATGCTTTAAAAAACTTAAAGAAGGTGGTTATTTTGGATGGTAAATCCTTTGATAAAAACAAAGCATTTGCTTACCAAGTAGTAACAACATCAACACAAGTTTTAGTATTTGATGATGTTAAAAAGAAGTTTGATTTTGAAGGTTTGTTCTCTTTAATTACAGAGGGTATCACACTGGAAAAGAAAAACAGAGATGCAATAAAATTAGACTTCTACCAATCTCCAAAGATTGTTATTACAACCAACTACGCAATTAATGGTACTGGAAACTCACACGAAAGAAGAAAGTGGGAACTTGAATTAGCACAACACTACAACGCAAAGAATACTCCATTTGATGAATTTGGTAAAATGCTACTAGATGACTTCTCAGATGATGAATGGTTGCGATTTGATAACTACATGATTTCAAACTTACAGAAGTTTTTAAAGCTAGGCTTTGCTACTCCAGAGTTAAAGAATTTAAAAACAAGAAAGTTTATTACTTCAACATCTTTTGAGTTTCACGAATGGGCAGAGGATGAACAAAATACATCAATAAAAAAATCAAGAGTATCTAAATCAGAACTGTTTGAAGATTTCATAGAAGAATACACAGACTATAAGAAATGGCTAAGAAAGAAAACCTTTCAGAATTGGCTTAAACAATACGCAAAGTTTAAAGATGTAAACTATGAAGAAGGAAACACAAACGGAACTCGCTGGTGCGATTTAGGATTTAAAGAACAAGAAATAGAATTAGACCAAATACCATTTTAAAAACATGATAGAAAATTTAGAAATACTTAGAAATTTAATTATTAAAAACTTCAAAATTGATCCATTGGATAAAAGTAGAGAAAGAAATATTGTAGATGCAAAAAAAGTTTTTACACTAATTGCATTTAATGAAATAAACGGATTCTCATATACAACAGTATCTAGGTTCATGGGTTACCATCATGCTACATTAATACACCATGTAAAAACAGCAAAAGACTTAATAGAATATGATTCTAAATTTAAAGAGATGTACTCAAAAATTGAATCAGAATTTTTCTTTTTAAACAAATCTATAATTAAAAAAGAAATAGAAGCAGAGCTGATTTTATTAGACATCAGAATAAATAAACTCAAAGAAATTTACCATCAAAACGAAGAACACAGTGTTGCAGTTTAGACCATACCAACAAACAATCATAGAGGAAGGTACAAAGCGTTTGTCTAGGCTTCGCATTATATTATTAGCTATGGAGGTAAGAACTGGTAAAACACTTACTTCTTTAGGCATAGCTGATAAGATGCACATAAACTCTGTATTGTTTATTACTAAGAAGAAAGCAATATCTTCTATCAAAGCTGATTACAAGCTGCTGAATCCTAGCTATTCAATTAACATAACAAACTATGAAGCAGTACACAAAGTAACAGCAAATGATTATGATCTAATAATTGTTGATGAATCTCATTCACTTGGTGCATTTCCTAAAGCATCAGTTAGAACAAAACGTATTAAAGAGATCATAGGAAGCAAGTACTGTATTTTATTAAGTGGAACACCAACCCCAGAAAGCTGGTCGCAAATCTTTCATCAGTTTTGGATTAGTGAGTATTCTCCATTTCCTCACAATTCATTTTACGCTTGGGCGAAAAACTATGTGAACGTAACACAGAAATTTGTAGCACATGGAAACAAAGCCAATGATTACTCTGGAGCTAATGAAAACCTTATTAGACAAAAATTGTCCAAATACATTATCTCATTCTCACAAAGCCAAGCAGGTTTTACATCAAAAGTAAACGAACATATCCTTGAAGTAGAGATGAAACCAACAACATATAAGCTCGTTAAAACCATTGAAAAGGATTTAGTATATGAAGGGAAGAATGGTGGTGTAATATTAGCAGATACACCTGTTAAATTAATGCAGAAAGTGCATCAACTATACAGTGGAACTATTAAGCTAGAAGATGGCAGTGCAACTATTATAGATAACAGCAAAGGATTGTTTATTCAACAGAAGTTCAAAGGAAAGAAGATAGGAATTTTCTACAAGTTCAAAGAGGAATTAAAGCTATTGCAGTCAGTCTTTGGAGATGATCTAACAACAGACTTGGAGGAGTTCAACACAACCAATAAAAACATAGCACTCCAAATAGTATCTGGTAGGGAAGGGATCAGCCTATCAAAAGCAGATTACTTGGTTTATTTCAATATAGATTTTAGTGCAACATCTTACTGGCAAAGTAGAGATAGACTAACAACTAAAGATAGGATGCAGAACGATGTGTATTGGATATTCTCTAAAGGAGGATTAGAGCAAAAGATATACGAGCGAGTATTGGAAAAAAAATCATTTACAACTAAACATTATGAGCGAAGCACAATATCAAAACAAGTTGATCAAACAATATGAAGCAGAAGGATATTATGTATTAAAGCTGATAAAAACAAATAAAAACGGAATACCAGACCTATTGGCTGTAAAGCCAGACGATGTTAAATTCATCGAAGTAAAAGGAGCAACAACTCCTGTATCAAAATTACAAGAATATAGAATTAAAGAACTTAAAAAATTAGGATTCGATGCAACAATTAAAAGAGCAGAACATTAATCTTCCAGACTTTATCACAATGACAAATTATTGTGAAGAAAAAGGATATGAAGTAGAGTTTATTAAATCAAGAAAGGGAATTACTTGTGATATATACAAAGAAAATCAACTACTAAAGTCTGGTTCAATAATATTTCAATCATGTATTGAAGCACAGAAAGATAGTTATTCTAAAATATATAAAGCACTTCTAAAATGTTAAAAAAAGTTTACCAAGACCATAACAAATGGATTAACACCGTACTGAATTTCGGATGTACCAAAACAGAAGCAGAAGATATTGTTGGAGATATGTATGTCATCATAGGAACAATGCTTAATAAAGGCTTAAATATTTCTTATGGTTCAGAAGTAAACTATTTTTATATATACAGAACATTAAAAACAACCTTTTTTAAAATGTATAATAAAAAGAAAAAAGAAAACAAAACTTCTATTGATTTAGTAGTTAATCTTTCTACTGGAGAATACATAGACTACAACGAAGCAAACAAAGTTGTAGAAGCTGAACTGCAAAATCTACACTGGTACGACCAAAAAGTATATAACATGATACAAGATGAATACTCAATTACAGAACTATCAAATAAAACTAATATCTCATATCATTCGCTTTACAATACATTTAGAAAAGTAAAAGATAGATTAAAAGAAAAAGTAAAATAATGAAACTAGGAAACTTAATAGAACGGATCACATATTACACAGGAATCAAATACATCTGGAAGAAACTCTATCCAAATTGTAAGTGTAAAGAAAGACAACAGAACCTAAATGATATTGAATTATGGTAGAAGATAAAATTATATGGCAAGGTGTTAAAGAAAGAATTACATCTAAAATGTCTAACCAAGATTTTAAAACAATGTGCAGACTTCATGCAAAGTATTTCAATCATAAGTACTCAGAACCCTGCACTTGTAACAAAAATAGATTAAGACAATGGATAGAACAACTAAACAATAAATTATTATGAATAGCATAGAATTAAAACCAACAGAAAAAAAAGACCATTACAGACTTATTTTAAACGGAGTAGATGTAACAGGAGAACAAGAGCGAAGTGTCTTTAGACATCTGCTCGAAGTTGTAGATAACGGAATAGAAGTAGGAAATTAAAAAATAATTACATAAAAAAAATAAAAACACCTTCTTTTTCTATTATATAAGTAATCAATATTGAATTTTTTTGATTATGGATGGAAGAAAGAACAATAAAGGTCATGTAGGGAAAGCTGGTAGAAAGTCTAAAGCTGATGAAATGCTTTTGATAGAAAGACTAAGCCAACACATTGACAAAGATGAAGCTATATTAAAGCTTAAAGAATTAATGGATGCTGGAGATTTTAAAGCTATCCAACTGTACATGGCTTATATGTATGGTAAACCAAAAGAAACAAAAGATATTACCATTAGTTCGGAGCAACCTTTGTTTGACTTATAATGTTCCAAACAACAACAGCTATAAGAAAACTTCACGCTTTAGAAAAACGTAAGAAAGTTATTCAAGGGGGTACTTCGGCTGGTAAGACTTTTGGAATACTCCCTATCTTAATAGATAGATGTATTAGAACTCCTATGCTAGAAACAAGTGTAGTGTCTGAGTCTATACCACATTTAAGAAGGGGATGTATTAGAGACTTCTTAAAGATAATGATTGCTACAAATAGGTTTAAAGATAGCCAATGGAATAGGTCATCTTTAACTTACACTTTTACAAATGGTTCTTATATAGAGTTCTTCTCAGTAGAACAACCAGATAAATTAAGAGGTGCAAGAAGAAATGTATTGTATGTAAACGAAGCAAACAATGTTCCCTTTGAAGCATATACACAACTATCAATTAGAACTTCTGGAGATATATGGATTGACTTTAATCCAACAGCTAATTTTTGGGCGCATAAAGAAGTAGCAGGAAATGATGATGCAGACTTTATTACTTTAACCTATTTAGACAATGAAGCATTACCAGAAACCATTGTAAAAGAAATAGAAGCTGCAAGAGATAAAGCAAAACATTCAACCTATTGGAGTAATTGGTGGCAAGTATATGGGCTTGGAAAGATTGGTTCTTTAGATGGTGTGTGTATAACAGATTGGAAAGAGATAAACCAACTACCAGAAGAAGCAAGGCTACTATGTTATGGGATGGATTTTGGCTACCAAAATGATCCTAGCGTTTTAATAGGGTTATACAAATACAACGATGCATATATCTTCGATGAAGTATTCTATCAAAAGAAACTTCTGAACATAGACATCTCAAACCTATTGACTTCAAACAATATATCAGAAGTAATATATGCTGATTCAGCAGAACCTAAATCAATTGCAGAGCTAAAAACATACAGACACAAAATACTTCCTTGTACTAAAGGGAAGGATTCAATTGTGTATGGTATTAACCTAATCAATCAAAACAAAATCTTTGTAACAAGTAGAAGCAAGAACTTAATAAAAGAGTTGCAGTCTTATACTTGGATGAAAGATAGAGAAGGGAATACTATTAACAAACCTATTGATGCATTTAATCATTGTATTGATAGTTGTCGTTATGCAATTTCTTCACAGTTAAAGAATCCAAACGCTGGTAAATACTTTATTAGATAATGGATAATCTGCAAATGATAGCAACAGTAGAATGTTTTATACATCACAAAACAGGAAAAGAAATACGCATTACTAAACCAAACAAACCTAATCATTATTTACTTCTAGTAAAAGCATTTGAAAATTGTAAGGGTTTTTTCATAAAAATTTAACATAAAAGTATTATATATATATGAAGATAGAAATCAACGTTCCATCAAATCTAAATGAAATAACTTTAGGACAGTATCAAAGATATTTAAAGATAGCAGAAAGCAATCCAGAAGGTACTTTCTTGGATGCAAAAATGGTTGAGATATTCTGCGGAATACCTTTATCAGATAGCTATAAATTAAAGATGGCTAGTGTTGCTGCAATTACTGATATTATAAATTCACTTTTAGAAGCTACACCAAAACACATTCAAAGGTTTACAATTAATGAAGTTGAATATGGCTTTATTCCAGACTTAGACGATATGAGTTTAGGGGAATATATTGACTTGGATAACAATGCTAGTAAATGGGATCAAATGCACGTTGCCATGAATGTTTTATACAGACCAATTAAAACAAGTAAGCTAGGAAAATACAATATAGAACAATACGATGTGAACAATCCAGAGGCAATGAAAGAAATGCCATTGGGGGCAGCTATTGGTAGTCTTTTTTTTTTCTACAATTTAGGAATAGAGTTGTCGAATCATACGATTCTTTATTCCAGCAATCAAGTGGAGATGCAGAACATTCAAGAGCAGCTCAATTCGGAAGTAAATGGGGTTGGTATCAATCAATTTATGCACTCGCTAACGGATGTGTTGAACGATTTGAAGATATCACTAAATTAAATGTACATCAATGTTTTACTTTTTTATCATTCACAAAAGAGAAGGCAGAAATAGAGCAACAACAAATAAAAAATAAATTCTAATGAAGGGATTTTATCAAGTAACAGAAACAATAAAGAATCAATTGTTATCAGATGTAAATGTAAATACAGTTACAACTGGAGACATTACTCGCATTGATTTATCAAAGCAGACAATGTACCCTTTATCACATATCATTGTAAACAATGTTAGTAATGATGACAATGTATTGCGTTTTAGTTTATCTGTTTTAGCAATGGATGTTGTAGATGTTTCAAAAGAAGAAGTGGTTGATATTTTTATAGGGAACAACAACGAACAAGATATATTAAATACACAGTTAGCTGTATTAAATAAGTTGGTGCAAGTTTTAAGAGGTGGAACATTATACCAAGACTTGTATCAATTGGATGGTTCTCCAAACTTTGAACCATTTTATGATCGGTTTGAGAATGAGGTAGCTGGATGGGCGTTAACTTTAGATGTATTGATACCTAATGATATTGATATATGTTAAATAATGTAGAAAAAGAGTTAAAGAATTTTGCGAAGTATGTAGTTACTAAATCAAGAATGAATCTTAAAACTTCAGATAAAAACAGCTCTGGAGAATTAGCTAAAAGTTTAGATTCAGATGTTAAGAAAAGTAAAAATAGTTTTCAATTAACTTTTATGATGGAAGAATATGGTGTCTTTCAAGATAAGGGTGTAAGGGGAAAAACATCAAGTACTAAAGCACCAGACAGCGATTTTAAGTTTGGTTCTGGTAGAGGAAAAAAAGGGGGTTTAACAAAGGGAATAAATAAGTGGGTTAAAAGAAAAAGGTTTCAATTTAGAGATAAAGAAACAGGAAAGTTTTTAAGTTATGATAGTACTGCTTTTTTAATTACAAGAAGTATTTATAATAAAGGTATTGCACCTAGTTTATTTTTTACCAAACCATTTGAGAAAGCGTTTAAGAATTTAGATAAAGATTTAATTAAAGCATACAAATTAGATGTAGAGCAGTTAATAAAAACAACAGTAAATAATAAATAATGGCAATAGAAGTAAGAAGTCCAAAATTTGAAAGTATAACTATCGCAAACGCATCTTATGGTATATTAAATTTATACATTTGGGTTGGAGATAAAACAATTGTAACGAATCCTATATACACCTTAAGAAAGTCAGCAACTACACCAACTACTGGTAATCCAAGAGTAACGTTTGAAACGGCTGAACTAATAAGAGATTATTTAGATATTGAGTTTGATGGAAATTATAGTGGGCAAGGTGTATGGGTTAGAACTGATTTCGATGTTTATAATTCTTCTAATGTATCTATTATTGATTATGATTATATAAGTATTGCTTTTGATGGTTACCAATATTTTGAAGAAAATTCTGTTTTCTCTAATTTAATGATTACAAATAGAAAGTTATTTGTTTTAGAGGATAATACTTTTAGAGTACCAATAGATACATCATTAAATAATCCAACAGTTACTTTCGTAAAAGATAATGAAATTGTAGGTACTACATCATTTACATCAAGTAATCAAAGTTCAGAACAAATAAAGTATGTTTCTATTTATGGAACTGATACTAACTGGGATTCATTTCAAGAAAGAGTTTTGGAAAGTGGTGGAACAGATTATGAATCAAACAAATGTTTAGAATCTTACTTTAACGATTACTCAATAGGAGCAGTAGATAAGATAATCATATCAACTACAAATGCTAACGTAAAAGATATAATAGTAAATGTAAGTGTTTTAGAAGGGTGTAAATATGAACCTAAAAAGGTAACGTTTGTAAACAAATTTGGTGCTTTGCAAGATATATATTTCTTTAAGAAGTCAGTAGAGAAAATGAATGTTAAGAAAGAATCTTATAAATCAAATATACTAAACCAATTTATAGGGTATAATAAAAGTCAGCACGTTTACAGAGATTTCAATGTAGTAGGTAAAGAATCAGTTACTTTAAGTAGTGGTTTTTTAAGTGAAGAATACAACGAAGTATTTAAACAAATGATGCTATCTGAAAAGGTTTGGGTTACTAATATAACAGAAGATGGAGAGCAAGTGTTACCAATTAATGTTAAGACATCTAACATCACATACAAGACATCTTTAAACGATAAGTTAGTAGAATATACATTTGACTTTGATAATTCATTTAATGTAATAAACGACATTCGATAGATGCAGAAAATACAATTATACATAGAGGGAGAAAGGGTTGATATGTTTGATGATGAAAGCGTTGTTATTACTCAAACAATAAAGAACGTTAAAGATATTGGTAAAATATTTACTGACTTTACAAGAACGTTTAGTTTACCAGCGAGTAAAACAAATAACAAAATCTTCAAACACTATTATAATTTTGATATACAAAATGGATTTGATGCAAGGGTAAGAAAACCAGCAAACATAGAATTAAATACTTTACCTTTTACAGATGGTAGAGTTAAGCTGGAAGGAGTTGATTTAAAGGACAATAAACCACATACCTATAAGATTACATTCTTTGGTAGTACAGTTACCTTAAAAGATACTTTAGGAGATGATACGCTATCTGCTTTATCAAGTTTAATTTCTTTAAATAAATCATACGATGCTGCAAGTATAAAAGATGCTTTACAAGATGACCCAACTACAAACGATATTATTGTACCATTAATTACACACACACAAAGATTAACATATAATAGCAATCCATCAGATATAACTGCTGGTAATCTACATTATAAAAGTGGTCATATAAAAGGTGTTTTATATTCAGATTTAAAATATGCTATTAGATTACATTCTATTGTTGAAGCAATACAAACTAAATACGGATTAACATTTAGTGATGATTTTTTTGTAAATACCAATGCACCTTACTATAATTTGTTTATGTGGTTACACAGAAAAAAGGGAGCAGTTGAAAATTTAAGCGGATTAAATCAAGCAATTGTAAGTGGTTTTACAAACCAATCAGATGGATTAACATTATCACGAATAACAAGTAATTCTACTTTAGAATTATTAGGTCAAAACATTAAATACTTTGAAAAACTTTTAGTTTTAGATGTTATAACAACTGCAAATTTTAGTGTATCTATTCAAAATAATGGTATTGAGATTTATAATAGTGGAGAAATAAACAGTAGTACTATAATAAATTTAAGTAGTTATGATTTCGGATATGCTGGAACTGTTATTTATATTGAAAGTGCAGATGTTATTGCTTTTTCAAAAATAGAATGGCAAATAGGTTACAGACCATCCGCATCTCAATTACTCACTAAAAATTATACAATTTTAGGTTATGGTTATAACCCTATATTTACTTTTGATATTACACAACAAATACCAAATATTAAAGTAATTGATTTTTTAAGTGGGTTATTTAAAATGTTTAACTTAACTGCTTTTGTTGACCAAATTACAAATGAAATTGTTGTAAAAGATTTAGATAGTTTTTATAGTAGTGGTTCTTCTTATGATATAACTAAATATGTAGATGTAAGTAAAAGTCAAGTAAATATTGCTTTACCATATAGAGAGATTAATTTTCAACACGAAGATACAGATACTTTTCTCTCTGCTTTTCATAAACAAAGATTTGGTAAAACTTGGGGTAAATCTGAATTCACAAACGGAGAAAGATTAGATGGTAGCATCTATGACATTAAAACACCTTTTGCACAAATGAAGTACGAAAGGTTAATTGATGGAAATGGTGGTTCAAATACTGATGTTCAATGGGGGTGGTCTGTTGATGATAATCAAGAATCTTATCTTGGTAAACCTTTATTGTTTTATCCTATAAGGCAAGTATTAACAACTCGTATTGCTTTTTTAAATTCTTCAACATCACAAGAAAATAATGGTATAGGAACTTATAATATACCATCAAATAGTGTTGCGTTAGCATCTTCAACAAGTTCTTATAATATGAATTTCTTTCAAGAGCAGAACGAATATTCTCCAACGGATACTGGTTTTACAAATACATTATTCCAAGCATATTATAGTGATTATATAACAAGTGTCTTTAATCCTACAAACAGAATAACAAAAGTAAGTGCTTATCTACCTTTAAGAATTTTATTGAATTACACTTTAGCAGATAGATTTGTAATAGGGGGGAATAGTTATAAGATAAATTCAATAAAAACTAATTTAAAAAATGGTAAATCTGATATAGAATTACTTAACGATTTATGATAGAAAATATATTAGAATTATTAAAAAATACAGATTGCAAATCAGAGATAGTGCAATTAGCAAAAGGAAAAAATAAATTTCCAGAAAGTTTTAAAGAGGTATTTACAAGACAAAAACAAGATTTAGAATGGAAAAGATAATTATTGATTTAGAAGCTAAAACAGACAAAGCTATAAAGGGGATTGATAAAGTTGCTGATAGTGTAAAAGACCTTAATAAATCTGTTACAGATAGTAATGATAAAACTCAAAAATCTTTAAGAGGTGTTGAGAGTGCTTCTAAATCAGCATCAAAAGGTATTAAGGCAATTGGTACAACTTTAAAAGCCATTGGTATTGGTTTAGTTATTTCTGCTCTTGGTACTTTAAAAGAGTTATTCTCACAGAATCAAAAAGTAGTAGATACATTTAATATTGTATTTGAAACTGCTGCTCAAATAGTAGGTCAAGTTGCAACTGCTTTTGTAGATACTTACAATGCTTTAACACAAACAACAGATCAGTTAGATGCTCTTGGTAAGGTTGCAAGTGGGATTTTAACAATAGTATTAAGCCCATTTCAACTTGCTTTTTATGGTATTGGTTTAGCTATTGATGAAGCCATGTTAGCTTGGGAAAAATCATTTTTAGGAAATAATGATCCAGAAACAATAAAGGCTTTAAATCTATCCATATTAGAAACTAAAAATAACATTGTAGGAATTGCAGATGGAGTTTCACAAGCTGGTTCTGATATTGTAAATAATTTTTCAGAAGCAATATTAGAGGTTTCAGAAATTGGAAAAGTTGTTGTAAAAGAATTTGGGGAAGTCAGTATATCAGCAGCAAAAGAAGCTGCTAAAGCAAATGTTGAATTACAGAAGTCTGCTGAATTAGCAGCAGCAAGACAAGGTTTATTCTTTGAAAAATTTGATAGACAAGCAGAGAAATTAAGACAAATAAGAGATGATGAAACAAAATCTATTGAAGAACGTAAAGCAGCAAATGATGCATTACTAATTAAAATAGATTCAGCAGAATCCGCAATGTTATCACAAGCACAAATGCAATTGGCTTTAGCAGATGCAAATTTAAAAAAGGATAAAGACAATATAGAGTTCCAAACTGCAAGAATAGAAGCGTTAAGAGAATTGGCTGGTGTTGAAGCACAGATTGAAGGTATTAGGTCAGAACAGAAATCAAATGCTTTAGCTTTAGATAGAGAATCTTTAGAATTAACTAATTCAAAAAAAGAAGCTGATGCAGAATTAAATGCTAATAAAAATCAATTTGAAGCGGAGCAAATACAAAACGAACTTGCAAGATTAGAAAGACAAAAAGCATTAAATGAAGAAGAATCTAATTTAGAAAAAAAACGATTAGAAGATAAAAGAGATTTATATAAAAAAGGCACTATTGCATTTCAAGAAGCACAGAATGAACTAACTGCGTATGAACAAGCAAATGGACAAAAAAGAGTTACAATAGATAAACAGATTGCAAAGGAAAAAGAAAAGACTGTATTTGAATCTTTAGGAGCAATTGCTGGTTTATTAGGTAGCAACAGCAAATTTGGAAAAGCATTAGCGGTTACACAAGCAATAAGAGATACTTATACTGGAGCGAATAAGGCTCTTGCACAAGGTGGTATTTTTGGATTTATTGGTGCTGCTGGAATTATAGCATCTGGATTGGCAAACGTTAAACAGATCACTGCATCAAAAGAACCAGCAGCACCATCATTTGCAACTGGCGGTGGCGGTGGTGGAGCTGTTTCTACTCCTACTGCACCATCATTACCTCCAGCATTTAATGTTGTTGGAGCAAGTGAAACGAATCAATTAGCAGAAGCAATTGGAGGTCAATCACAACAACCAGTAAAAGCATTTGTAGTATCTAATGATGTTACAACTGCTCAACAAATGGATAGGAATATTGTGAAGGGTGCTTCGATAGGATAAAAAAGTAGTTGAAAATATAAAAAACAATAAAAAAAATATTATATAAGTATGAAAATGATAGAACTTATTTTAGATGATGATGAAGCAATTGGAGTTGAAGCAATTAGCGTTGTAGAAAATCCTGCTATTGAATCAGATTTTATAGCACTTAATAATCAAGAGATAAAACTTGCTGAAATAAGCAAAGAAAAAAGGTTGTTAATGGGTGCTTTATTAATCCCAAATAAACCAATTTACAGAAGAAACGGAGAAGATGAATACTATGTATTCTTTTCTGCTGATACTGTCTTGAAGGCTTCACAAATGTATTTACAGAATGGCAATCAATCTAATTCTACTTTAGAACATGATGCACAATTAAAAGATTTAACACTTGTTGAGAGCTGGATTGTAGAAGATAAAGAAAAAGACAAGTCAGCATTATATGGTTTAGATGTAGAAGTTGGCACTTGGATCGGATCTGTTAAGGTTGAGAATGATGAGATATGGAATGATTATGTAAAGACTGGAAAAGTAAAAGGTTTTTCAATAGAGGGATATTTTGCAGATAAGTTAGAAACACCTAATGAAGAATTGAAAGAAGATTTATCAGTAATAGAAGAACTTAAAAAACTATTATCATAATGAGGGCAGTTTATTGTAAGTGTAAAAATACGTATTCAATACAGTGCAATAATAATACTGATAAAAATTGCAAAACTCCAGAATATTGGAAGCAAGGAATAGGCAGTATTCACAAGGCAGAAGAATAAATTTCAATTTGAAAATACAAAATAGTAATTAAATTTTATTATATAAATATGAATATTCAAAATAGAGTTTTTAAGAAACTTGCAGAAGTAGAAAAAGTTGAATTGTCTGTTCAGAAAGTTGAGTTGGCAAGAAAAGCACCAAGTGTTTTAAAAGATTTAAATAAATTAGATGATAAGTTGAAAAAAGCAGAAGCAAAAATTTCAACTGTATTTAATTCATATAGAAAAGCTTGGCAAGATTTTCAAGACATTATTAATGATGTTTCTGGAGATAGAGATAAACTTGAAAATGATGTAGCTGAAATTAATCAAGCCGCTATGGATTTAGGAGTTGATTTTAGTTCTGTTGATGGTTTAAAACAAGCACAAGATGCTTCAAGAATGTTAGATGGATTAATTCCAGATTTAAAAAGATTATACAATAAACCAAAATAAACATTAATATATGAACACAAAAGAAACATTAAACAAGGTTCGCACTTTACTAGGGATAGAGGTAAAGTTTGAGCAAACTAAACTTGATAATGGTGCTGTATTAGAAGCAGAAGTATTTGAAGCAGGAGCTGAGATATTTGTCGTTGCAGACGATGAAAGAGTAGCTGTGCCTGTTGGAGAATACCAAACTGAAGATGGTAAAATTATCGTAGTTTCAGAAGAAGGGATTATTGCTGAAATTAAAGATGCTGAAGCAGAAGAAGAAGAAGCACCAGCAACTGAAGAAGTAGTTGAAGAAGAAGAATTATCAACTGAACCAGCAACTCCTAAAAAAGTAGTTAAATCAATTAGCGAAGAAACATTCTTTTCTGAAATTGAAAAATTAAGAAATGAGATCAACGAACTTAAACTTGCAAAAGTAGAAGTAAAAGAAGAAGAAGTAGTAGAATTATCTGCTGATTCAGAAGTTGAAGGAATTTCACACAATCCAGAGAATTTAGCAGATAAAAAAGAATTAAATCTTTATTCTCAAAAATCAAAGAGTACAACAATTAGTAGAATTTTTAATAAAATAAATAAATAAAAAAATGCCACAACCAACAATTACAACAACTTACGCAGGAGAATTTGCAGGGAAATATGTATCCGCAGCACTTTTATCTGGTAAAACAATTTCAAACGGTTTAATCGAAGTTAAACCAAATGTAAAACACAAAGAAGTTTTAAAAAGAGTAGATTTAGCAGGAGCAATTGCAAATGCATCTTGTGATTTCACATCTGCTGGAACTGTTACTTTAACAGAAAGAGTAATCGAACCAAAAGAATTACAAGTAAATTTAGAGCTTTGTAAAACTCCATTCCAATCAGATTGGGAAGCAGTATCAATGGGATATTCTGCATTTGACAATTTACCATCTAATTTTTCTGATTACTTTATCGGATTAATGGCTGAAAAAATTGCAGAGCAAACTGAATTAGACATCTGGAGTGGAACAGCAGGAGCAGGAACTTTTGATGGTTTCTCAACTTTATTATCTGCTGATGCAGGACACACAGGAGCAAAGAAAATTACAGGAGAAGCAATAACTTCTGCTAACGTAATTTCACAACTAGAATTGGTAGAAGCACAAATACCAAATGCTGTTTATGATAAAGAAGATTTATTTATCTATGTTTCTCCAAACATCTTAAGAGCTTATAAGTCAGCTTTAGGAGGTTTCCAAGCAAACGGACAAGGAGCTGCTGGTGTTAATGCACAAGGTCAAAACCAAGATATTGACATCCAATACTTCAACGGTGTTAAAATTGTTGCTGCAAACGGATTAGCAAATAATGCTGCAATCGCTACAACTAAATCAAACTTATTCTTTGGAACTGGTTTATTATCAGATCACAATGAAATAAAGGTTTTAGATATGGCTGATTTAGATGGTTCAAAAAATGTAAGATTTATTGCTCGTTATACTGCTGGAGTTCAGTATGCTGTTGTAGATAATATCGTTTCTTACGGATTAGGACTATAATATAACTTAATTAATAATCATTAAAATTGGGGTAGGTTCTTGCCTATCCCTTTTTTATTTAAAACAATATAATAATATGGCTTGTTTAACAATAGGAAATGGAAGAACATTACCTTGTAAAAAATCAACTGGGGGATTAAAAGCAGTTTATTTTGCTGATTATGGTACTTTAGGCGCTCCTTCAATAACTGGTTCTGAGATCACTGGTTTGGGTGGAAATCCAGATTGGTACAAATACGACATTAATGGTTCTTCTTCTTTAGAAACAACTGTTAATAGTTCAACAGAAAACGGAAGTTTATTTTATGCACAAACTTTGAATTTAAGTTTACTTGTATTAGATAAATCAACACAAGAACAAATTAAAATTTTAGCAACTAGCAGACCTCATGTCATTGTTGAAGATTACAATGGTAATTTATTTATGATTGGTTTAGAAAACGGAACAGAAACAACAGGAGGTTCAATCGTAACTGGTGCTTCAATGGGAGATGCTCAATCTTTTTCATTAACACTTGAAGCAAAGGAAACATCTCCAGCTTATTTTGTTGGATCAACTTATGATCTTGCAGCAGATACTAATGCATCACAAATAAATCCAAACGCTTAGAATTTTTTCATCTTTGGTTTTAAAAAGGGATAGTCTTAAGTGATTATTCCTTTTTTTTATTTTAAATAAATAAAAAAACAAAGTTTTTGTATTATATATATATGAAACATTTGTTGCCAATATCAGCTTCACAAACTATAAAAGTAATTCCAAGAGTATATGCTACTTCTGTTACTTTAAAATTAAGAGATGACAGTACAAATGATACAAATACTTTATTGATTACTGGTGTTAAAACTGGTAATTATATTAGCTTATCAAGTGTTTTTGATTTAAAAGAAGGTCGTTTTTACGATTTAAAAATATACAATGGTCAAGGTGTAGTCTCTGAATCTGATATAATATACAGAGATAAAATATTTTGTACTTCACAATCAACAAACCAATCTAACAACGAACATTATACAGTAAATAAAGACGAGTATAAATCAAAGGGTGGTAATAACGATTTTATAATATTATGAGTAAACGTATAAATAAATTCAGAAAAGAAACGGTAAGTAAACCAAGCAACTCAAAAGTTAGTTTTGTTAATTTATCTACTTACACATCTCCAGCAATTGTTGAATCTAAGAATAAAGAATGGGTTGAATTTGGTGCAGACAACAATTACTTTCAGTTTTTAATTGATAGGTATAACGGAAGCGCAACAAATAACGCAGTTATAAATGCTATTTCTCAAATGATATACGGAAGGGGATTAGATGCAACTGATAGTTCAAGAAAGCCAGAGCAATACGCAAGAATGATCTCTTTATTTAAAAAAGAAGATGTAAGAAGGTTTGCCTATGATTTAAAATTAGCAGGACAATGTGCAATTCAAGTAATTTATTCAAAGGATAAAAAAAGTATTGTAAAAATTGAACATTTACCAATTGAAACATTAAGAGCTGAAAAATGTAGTGCTGATGACAAACAAGTACAAGCGTATTATTATCATCCAGATTGGGCAAATATTAAACCAAGTGAAGAACCTTTAAGAATACCTGCTTTTGGTGTTTCAAAGAATACACAACCAATTGAGATATTATATGTAAAACCTTACAAAGCTGGAATGTATTATTATAGCACACCAGATTATCAAGGTGGTTTACAATATGCTGAATTAGAAGAAGAAATTTCAAACTATCATTTAAACAATATAATGAATGGTTTAGCTCCTTCAATGTTGATTAATTTCAACAATGGAGTACCAGATGAAGAAAAACAATCTTTAATAGAAAGCAAAATACAACAGAAGTTTCAAGGTAGTTCAAACGCAGGAAAATTTATACTTGCTTTTAATGATGATAAAGAATCAGCAGCAGATATAAACCCTGTTCAATTATCAGATGCACATAACCAATATCAATTCCTTTCTGATGAATCTCAAAAGAAAGTAATGGTATCTCACAGAGTTGTTTCTCCTATTTTATTAGGTATAAAAGATAGCAGTGGTTTTGGAAACAATGCAGATGAATTAAAAACTGCTTCTATATTAATGGATAATACAGTTACTAGACCATTTCAAGAGCTTTTAATAGATGCTTTTGATAGAATACTAGCGTTTAACGGTAGTGCATTAAACCTATACTTTAAGACTTTACAGCCATTACAATTTGTTGATTTAGAGAATGTACAGGATCAAGAAACAAGAGAGGAAGAAACTGGTGTTAAGTTATCATTATCAAAAGATGGTAAAGTAGTAGGTAAAGAGTTAATTGATTTAGCTGATGAAGATGTAGAAGGTTGGAAATTAATTGATGAAATGGATGTAGACTATGAAAAAGAAGATGAGTTAGATTTAGAAATACAAAAATTAAATTCTCAAAAAGAATCTATTTTTTCTAAAATGTATGATTTTGTAAGAAGTGGAACTGCAAGACCTAATAGAAAAAGTAAGCAAGATAAAGAAATAGATGGTGTTCAATATAAAGTTCGTTACAGATATTCTCCTTTAGATGCTTCTGAAGATACAAGACCTTTTTGTAGAAATATGATTAGAGTAAATAAGCTATATAGAAAAGAAGATATTATAGCTATGGAAAACAAACCAGTAAATAAAGGTTGGGGTTTAAAAGGTGCAGATACTTATTCAATTTGGCTCTACAAAGGCGGTGGTAATTGCCACCACAAATGGAGGCGAGAAACTTATGAATTTGTTGGAGAAGGAAAAGCAAGTATAGGTAGAAGTGATAAAATAAGTACAGGAAAATCAGAAAGAGAGGGTTACAGAATTAGAAATCCTAAAGAGGTTGCTATGCGTCCAACTGATATGCCTGATAACGGATTTGTAAATAAAAGATAGATGGCAACAGCATTATTCATAAGTAGAACGGATTTAGTAAAGAATAGTATTCTTGATGGGAATGTAGATACTGATAAATTCATACAATTTATTAAGATTTCACAGGAAATACATATACAAAACTATTTAGGTGGAAAATTATATGATAAAATATCAGCAGATATTATTGCAGATACTTTAACAGGGGATTATTTATCCCTTGTTACAGATTATGTACAGCCTATGTTGATTCATTATGCAATGGTTGATTATTTACCATTTGCAGCTTACCAAGTTAAAAACGGTGGAGTATTTAAACACAATTCAGAAAATGCTGAAACAGTTTCTAAAGATGAAGTTGATTTTTTAGTACAAAAACAAAGGGATTTTGCTGAATATTATACAAGAAGGTTTGTTGATTATATGTGTTTTAACAGTACTAAATTTCCAGAATATACAAGTAATAGTGATTCTGATGTTTATCCAGATAAAGATATTAATTCTTCAAATTGGGTACTATAATGAAAGTATTATATAAACCAAAACAAGCAAACGTTGTTAAATTGAAAAAGTATTTAACTAAAAAAGAAAATAAATAATGGCAAACGAAATATACGATAGTACTTGGTGGGGTAACACAATACAAACTGCATCTTCAATAGGTACATCTACTGAAATGATACAAGGACAGTTTAATATGGAGGATAGGCAAGAGGTTGAAGCAGTAAAATGTTTAGCAGATGCAATTCATAGAATAGGAATACAAGACATACAAAATTAAAAACAATGGCAAAACCAAAATTAGCATTAATACCA